CTTGCGGGAGGAGTCACTGTAGCATGATAACAAAACAAACCACTACGGCTGTTGGAAACCTAATCGAACACGACATTGTGTACAACGACGATCCGTCGTCGATACACTATGGCGAGAACGTTTCTGGCTCCAACGTTTCTTATACGTATAACCTTCCGCTTCTTGCGGAAAGCATTACGTACGAGAATCCCAGGTTTGAGTACTTTGGGAATTGTACGCATTCGCGTACAGCTCTTGAGTTACTCAAATCGCCGAAGGAAGAGAGATACACCTTAGCAGATGGGAGCAAAAGGAAACGTGGGCGTTCTGCCTACTTTCTTGCTGCTCTTTTCCACAACCAAGTCGAAACAGCTCCAACCGTCGTTTTTCAAAACGATGATTGGTCTGGCTGGTCCGTCGAGGCTTTGGAGTCCTGCTTGCCGACCTTTTCGGAAGGCGGTGAATCCCTGGTTAATGACCTGTTAGAGCTTAAGCAAACTTTCGAGTTGCTTACGCCCTGGCTAGCGTTCGGGAAGCGCTTCTCGCGAAGCTTCTTCCGTTCTATCCGTAAGGATAGTACCGTGCGCGCAGCATTTGTTCGTGGCCTTCGGGCCACTCACAAGGCTGGGTTCTACTCTGCTAAGTCTCTGGCGAACTTCCACTTGAACATTAAGTTCGGGTGGGCGCCATTCTTATCAGACGTAGAACGGGTCCGATCCAGTCTCAAAAACTTCCAAAAGAAGTTGCGAGATCTGCAGAAGAACTCAAACATACCCCAGAGGCGCCATTATAAGCGCTACTTGGATATGTCGGTCCTTCCGCCAAAGGTGACATTGTACTCTGACGCACAGCAATCAGTAAGTCGTGAGACTTACTGGCGGCAGCGCCCAGTGTATAACGCAACTGTGGACTTCGTCTATACGTTGCCTGATATGTCATCAGTATCTAGTAAGGTTGCTGGGTATCTGGATTCACTGGGTTTCCAGTTGAATCCGCGCATCCTTTGGGATGCGATACCCTACTCATTCGTCGTCGATTGGTTTTTCGACGTCGGAAGTTGGCTCGGATCACTCCGAACTGACAACCTGAAGGTACCGGCTACAGTGACTGGGTTTTGTCATTCCCTGAAATGGGAATACGAATCCCAGTATCTCTACAACCGACCAGCTACAACAAACCCTCCTTGGTCTTCCGACCAGGATGTTATTGTAGCCCGGCGTAGAGTACTCCGCTATGAAAGGCGTCGGGACGTTCCGTCCTGGGGCCTTTTTAGCACAACGGTCAGGATTCCGAATTGGGGGCAAGTCGCTTTAGGCGCCTCGCTCGTGATTCAGAAGTCCTGAATAACCCCCGGGTGAAGTAATTCACCCGGACAATGCAACGTCAGTATATACAGACGCTTATGATCGCTACTGCGCTCACACTCAACGGGGTTAACGTCAATTCGACGTATTCCCTGACGAGTATTGTGGATGGCAAAGCCATCCGCAAAGATGCAACGGCGGCTCTTGGTTCTCCGAAAGTGCTTACTGTTTCTCACAGTAAGCGCAATCCGAAGGACCTTGAGTCACCCGATCGCCATCTGGTTCGCATCGACTGGACGAAGCCCAATTCCTTGGGCGTCGCCGAGACGGTGTCGGCGTATTTCGTTGTGGAGATTCCATCTTCCGCAACGTTTACGTCGTCCGATGTAGACAACGTGTGCACGCAAATCACGCAGTTCCTTTTGGGGAACTCCGGGACTACGTTCACGCAGTTCAAAAACGGCGAACCGTAGGACAGGTACCAACCTGTTCTAGGCGAAAAAACGCGTCTTAACAAAACGCGTGGGCATCTGTGTACAGCTGCAAGTACGGTTATAGGCTAGGAGACCAACCCTATGGGTGATCATAATAGCCTAATGCACGGCATTGCCGTGCATCTGTATTGCGAGCTATACGCAGATATAGCTGAGCGGTTTGGTATCGCTGCTACGGAGTCTCGGCGCGAAATCGGAGTAATCCGAAATCGCGTCGCCTCTGAGGGGCTTTCGTTTTTAACGAAGGCCCTTCCGAGATTTGGGAAAGCAATTGACACTGCTCTCTCAAAAAACACGATGCTTCAACTGTCATCCCCAAGTTCCTTGGGTGGTTGACAAGCAAAGTGTTTACAGATTCTGGTGCCGAAAGGCAAGAAGCTGATCCCGAAGCGCTCAGAGTACTGAGACAGCTTGTATATTTTTTATACAAGCTTGAGCTAACCTATGACGAAAGAACGACTCAAAAAGTTGTTCAGTCGTTTGTTCGTACGGACTCCGAACTATTACAGTTCGGAGTTCCCGAGTCCAGAATTACTTTACATGCTCGGCGCTTTTGCGCTGATGTGTTTAGCACTCTGGATTATCGTGATATTACACCGAGGCATGGCCCCGGTGCAGTCGCAACAGGCGAGAGACCCTGTGAAAAACACAGATTCTCGCGCATTTACTCAGCCATCGAGCGAGTATATCCTTACACGGAATACTACGTTACGGGACTGAGTCAAGTGTGCGACGAATATCATACGTACAAGGACCTGGAAGAACTAGACACGGGCACGGCGAAAGTCGTGCTCGTGCCTAAGGACTCCAGGGGACCTAGGCTAATCTCGTGTGAACCACTCGAGTATCAATGGATTCAACAAGGACTGGGACGTGCTATTGTAGCACATCTCGAATCTCACCCTTATACGGCTGGACACGTGAATTTCACGGACCAGTCGATTAATCGTGAGTTAGCCTTGTCTTCGTCAATTGACCAAGAGTGGGTAACATTGGACATGAAGGATGCATCGGATCGTGTTTCGCTGGAGCTGGTAAAACAGCTCTTCCAAGACACGCCTGGTCTACTTGAAGCCTTAATGGCTACAAGGTCAACCCATACGATGCTTCCCGACGGCCAGAGGGTGCAGTTGAATAAGTTCGCTCCTATGGGAAGCTGTTTATGCTTTCCTGTCGAAGCGTTCGTGTTCTATGCGCTCTGTGTCGGTACCCTCGTACACTGTCAGCATTACTCGCGCCGTGAGGCGCGAGGACGTGTTTACGTGTACGGCGATGACATCATAGTAAGACGCGAAGACTATGCGTTCTTACTACAGCACCTACCTTCGTATGGACTTATGTTCAACGAGGCAAAATGCTGTACCGAGGGATTCTTTAGAGAATCTTGCGGATGCGACGCCTATCAAGGCGTCGACGTCACTCCGATCAAGTTAAGATCGGTGTGGAGTCATCGGCGTAAGCTGGATATCGGGGTAATCAGTTCATACGTTGCATTATCTAATGCAGCGCATAAAGCTGGTTACACGCGGTTGTCAAAGTCGGCCGAGTTGCTCGTCACGCAAGTGACGGGCCCACTTCCGGTGTTCAGTCATGAACACCCTGGTGGGCTCGGCTGGATTAGACCCGACGCGTGTACCCATGTACAACCTACCGGCGTTAGAACTCGTTGGAATAACGAGCTCCATCGTCGAGAAGTACGTACATGGCAGTCGGTGCCCACGTTTGAATACGCGGACCCCGATGACTGGTGCACTGTCCTCCGGAGGATAACCTCCCCGGACGAGTACACCAAACCCGGTACCTATGCGATTCCCCGCCGCAGTCGCCCGAAGCGGGGGTGGACTCACTTGCCTTAATGGGCAATTGATGTAGGAAAGGCCGTTAAACCTTTACCTAGACTGGTGTCTTC